AAATCCTCCACAGGGCTGACGCCGACAGGCGCATCTATCTCGTCATCTACAAGGATTTGCTCTTCGAGCACAAGGATCTGCGCTGCTTCGCGGATTTGGTCTTCTCTACTAGGGTCAGGAATAACCTCAACCTCATTACCCATAGGAATGATGTCTGGATCGTCTGCGGTTCCCGCTTGCTGCTCTCTTCGCTCGATTGCCATCAGTAATACACCTTTCTGTCACGTCGCATCGGAGTTATCTCTTCGACATAGTCTCCGTCAAGGGCAAGGAAACCTCCTTGTCTGAACCGCATCAACGCCATGGTCGCTGAGTCACAATAGTCATCGTGATCGCCGTAAGGAAAACTAGCCATCTCCTCAATGACCTCTTCAGCGAAAATCTCGTCTGGTGCCCAAACCATGCCCGACTCGAAAATCGGAGCCACGCTGTTCATGCGAGCAATCTTATCCTGACCCCGAGACGGTGTATAGGCAGTGACGGGTATGCCCATGCGACGAAGTTCTTGCGTGAGCGGCGTTCCTGAAGCCTTGGCTTCAATGAGAACACAGTCAGGCTCCCAATACTTGTATTCATCCCACGCTAATTTTTTCAATTCAGGAAAGTCTAAGCGCATACGCTTTGCGTCGAGCAAGATGATTTGCTCAACGTCCATGTATTCAAAAACAGCCCACGTTGTGATTGCAGAATAGTCCGCGGTCTCTTTCTTGCTGAAGGCGGTGTCGTAGGATTGGATGACGTAACTGTAAGCAGGCACGTCTTTTTCCCATTTGTTCCACCACTCTCGCTTGACTATCGATCCTTCTTCAGCGGTCGGATTCTGCATCCACTGTGCGTTCCATTTAGAAACGGGCAGTGAGGCTTTGACGCTAAGTAATTCCTCTTTCTTCCAGAATTCAGGCCAAAGCGGAGTATCCGACTCAGGCATGATCGCTGGGAACTCAATCACGTCCCATTGATCCGCGTGATCATCACCCTGCTTTTTCAGCACCTTCCCAACAAGATCCTTGGTGGACCATCGAGTCATTACGATTACGATTATCCCGCCCGGTTGCAAACGCTGGCGAGGACCGGAGGTGTACCACTCATAAACCGCGTCCATCGCTGTGGGACTGAGCGCGTCTTGCTCACTGACTGGGTCATCGATAATGAGCAGATCAGCACCTCGTCCTGTAATCGCACCGCCTACGCCAGCAGCAAAAAACTCTCCTTGCTTGTTGCTGGTCCATCGGCCAGCAGACTTGTTGTCTGCCTGCAGTTTCAGGTCAGGGAAAACTTCGCTGTATTGGTCGCTGTCGATCAGGTTCCTGATCTTTCGACCAAACGAGGTCGCAAGCTCAGCGGTGTGCGTCGTCTGGATGATTTTTAGATTGCCTCTAAGCCCCATCATCCAAGCAGGGAAATAGGTGCTCGCAAACTCTGATTTGGTATGTCGCGGAGGCAAGCAAACAATCAGACGCTTGAGTTTACCCTCGGCTATTTTGTTAAACTTTTCACCGATAATCTTGTGGTGACGGCCCTCTACAAATTCAGGCCATTGACTCTTTACGAATGATATAAAATCCGCCTGACACTCTTCTTGTTTTTCAAGCTGGTCGTATTTCTTGAGCAACGCCATCGCCTCCGACCGCTCTTGGTCGGAGAGGATGTCAAAATCTTTCAGTGCTAACTCAGACATCTTCCCAAGACTTTCCTTGGAATAACAAAGCCTCAGCCTCTCGTCTTCTCACTAAACCGTCGAGCACCTGTCCGCCGGCTTTATTCCAACGGCGCATTTCGTGCGGCACCTCTTCAAAATCACCGCTGTTCAAGCGTTTGAGCATCGTGCTGGTACGGAGGTTTGTCGGGCCAAGATTAAACGTCCACGCCACCAGCGCATCGAACTGACTCTGTGCAAGATCCTGCTCGACCAGATCGTTGACATAGAACTCAAACTCCTCAAGATCTTTTTTCAGCATGTCTTCAGCTTCTTGAGCTGTGCAGGTATCGCCATCCGACACGTCTTTTGTGTGGCCATAACCGATAGTCGCCACGTTTGCTGAGCATCTGTAAGCCTCTAGCTCACAGCCCTCGAACTTTTTGATGAGAGCTACGCCCTCTTCACTCGTTTTCTTCGGTGTCATCTTCAGTCTCCAAATTCTGATAGTAGTCAACAATCGATGAAAGCTGTCGTATATAACGGATAATGTCAGCCATGTTGCTACTAAGATTCTCATAGCTCTTTGTAGTTAATCCATAAAATGCGTTTGTCGGTGCGTTACCGTCCGACCAGTCCTTCAGATATTCTTGCATCGTTTCTGGTGTGAGGACAGTCCATTCGACAGGCAGAGCACTTACCGCGCTCGGTTTCGGGGGATGGTACACGGGCGCTGGCTTTTCGATGGTCAACACCTCGACTGGAGCAACCTCTGGTGGCCGGTCGAGAAGACTGCAACCACTAAGAATTAGGATTGGTAATAGTTTCCAGATTTTTGAACACATCAGCAGTGCCGCGATTAATGATCTTTTCTATGAGTTTAGGTTTCCGCAAAGACAGCACATCGAGATTGTGCTTCCCGAACTTTTTTCGGATGTCATCGACCTCCCTCATCGCATTTTGGTGATCCTGCGTAAGCTGGTCTATTTTGAGCAGGACAGATTGTTGTTTTTTTCTCTGGTCCTCAATCTGCAAGTTTTGCGCTGTAATGGTTTTTTCAAGCAAAGCCTGATTTTGGATGGCTTGTTCTACTTCGGATCGGAGCTGAGATTTTTCTGCCTCAGCCTTATCATGATAAAGTTTGAACGCACCTGTCACTAAAAGCAAAGCTACACCCAAACCCGCTGACAGCTGCCACATTAGGCCCACCCGCTCAGTCGTGCGTAGCAACGCCCACAAAGAGTCTTAATCTTCAAATGCACAAAATCCATAACCCCGCCTTTTTTCTTGCATCGAGCGCACCGTAGCGTGACACGATTTTCGTCGCTCACCGCCCCTTAGCCATGTACGCGGTAGCGCCGAAGTATAATCCTACAATGCTCGCCTGACTCAAAAATAGCATGTCGCTCAAAGCGGCAAGGGTGGACAAGCGCGACTCAGGAATGAAGGGCAGTAGTGGTAATAAAGCGAAAACCACCATACTAGCAAGACTAACCCAAGCCATTCGGCGTTGACTATCTGCTTTTTCTTCACGCAATTCGATTTCAACAAGTTCTTGGTTTCTTGCCAATTCTTCATCACTGACCGTCCCGTCCCCGTCAAGGTCGTACTGAGCATACCGTGATTTCGGTTCTAACTTCTTAGGACTCATCAATCCTCCGACTTTTTTGGATCTCTGAATAATATTTTAGTACCAGCATCTGCCACATTGATCTGACGAACACGGCAATACGATTCAAAGAACCTGTTTCTGCTGCCGCTTTGGAAGCCTACTGACTGATTGTTTAAGGCGTCTGAGTATTCAAGGCATGACGTAAGCTCTTGAAAATAGAACTCTTCGCCTGTAGGTACGCCTCGCTCCACGATAATTAGCACAAAGATCATCATTGTCATGCGCTTACGTCCAAAAGAAGCTGGTCATAGACTTTGAGCGTTGTGGTCAGCACTTCACCGCTACGGTACTCGTAGACGAACTCGCTGTACTTTGTAGTTGCGGCCACCTTATCTGTACGCACATTAGATAGTTGATTGATTCGATAGCTGTCATGGATCTTGTTTTTTACGACAGTAGGCACTGGGGCGTTGACGCTGTTAGGGAAAGGTGCTGCGTCCATTACAGGCGCTTCTTTTTCTGCACAGCTTGAGTGCGCACGGCTTTCGGCTTAACAAGTTCCCATGTGAGCAAGTCAACGTCTAGCTGATAGGCAGTACCAAGAACGCGAGGCATGGTGTTTTGAATATAGATTTGCGCGCCATAGCCGCACTGCCGATGATTATATTGCAACCAATTAAGTGCAAGACAGTGACGATACTGCGGCGGGTTGACGAGTTCCAACATGCGCCATTCCCTTAAATCACAAAACAGATTCGGATTGGCGGGGTCATACTCTAGTTCTGCTTGAG